GAACACATCCTCACCGCTCTGGCGGACCTGTTGCGCACGGTGCCTCATGTGCCGGTCCTGCGCGGCGAGGTGCTGCCGGAGCGCATCTCCCCTGCGGGTATGATGATCCTGCGTGACGGTGATCCCGGCGATCCTGCAGTGACGCTGTCGCCGCTCGCCTATCATTACCAGCATCGCGCCGAGCTTGAAGTCATCGTGCAGGGTGAGGCCCGGTCTGCGCAGCAGATGCAAGGGTCCGGGGGACCCTTGCAAGGAACAAACGACCGCGACACTACCTTTGTAGCCCTTTGTGCCCAGATCGGCGCGGTCATTCGTGCAGACCGCACGCTCGGCGGGCGTTGCGATTGGGTTGAGGCGGAAGCGCCGCAGCCGGTGGATCTGCCCGTTGAGGGGGCGGCCAGCCTGAAGGCGGCGGTGATTTCGGTCGTGCTGCATTATTCAATGTCAGACCCGCTGGCTTGACCCACCCCACAACCTGAGGAGAACACAATGGCACGCGCACAAGGCGCGCGGGCGCAGATGGCGCTCGCTTACGAATCCGTCTACGGCACGCCGCCCGCGAGCGGTTATTTCAAGATGCCGTTTGCCAGCGCGACGCTTGGCGCAGAGCAACCACTGCTCGAGTCGGAGCTGCTCGGCTATGGCCGGGATCCGCTGGCGCCGATCAAGGACGCGTTGACCAGCGATGGTGACGTGGTGGTTCCGATTGATGCGATCGGCTTTGGCTACTGGCTGAAGGCGGCGTTTGGCGATCCGACCACGACCGGCGCGGAGGCTCCCTACAGCCACGAGTTCCGCTCGGGCAGCTGGACCCTTCCAAGCCTCGCCATCGAAATCGGCATGCCAGAAGTGCCGCGCTTTGCGATGTACGCGGGCTGCGTGGTGGATCAGCTGTCCTGGCAGATGACGCGCTCCGGCCTGCTGACTGCCTCCGTCAGCCTCATTGCTCAGGGCGAGACCCCGGCGACCACCACCAGCGCAGGCACACCGACCGAGATCGCGCTGCAGCGATTTGGCCACTTCAATGGCTCAATCAAGCGCGACGGCGTGGCCCTTGGCAACGTGGTCTCGACCCAGATCACCTATGGCAACAATCTCGACCGCATCGAGACCATCCGCGCCGACGGCAAGATCGACGGGGCCGATCCCTCCATGGCAATGCTCTCGGGCAGCATGGAGGTCCGCTTTGCTGACACCACGCTGATGGATCAGGCGATCAACGGCACCGATTGCGCGCTTGAGTTCGCCTACACCCTGCCCACCGGCGAGAGCCTGACCTTCACCCCGCATTCCGTTTACCTCCCGCGTCCGCGCGTCGAGATCGGCGGGCCGCAGGGCGTGCAGGCGACCTTCGATTGGCAGGCCGCCAAGGACGCAGTCACCGGGCGCATGTGCACCGTAACGCTCATCAACAATGTGGAGACCTATTGATCATGCTCAAGCTTGACCTCTCGACAGACCCGCGCTGGCTTGATCTCGCCCCCGGCGTGCGCGTGCGCCTGCTCCCGCTCACCACCGCGCTGATGGTGACCACCCGCAACGATCCCAGCATTGCAGCCCTCCCCGAGGTCGCCAGCAACGAGGACCGCGCGCTGGTCTTTGCCAAAGCGCTGGGGCGGCGCGCCGTGGTGGAATGGGAGGGCGTGGGCGACATGGACGGCAACGTTCTGGACCTCACCCCTAAAGGTGTTGACGCCTTGCTCGACATCTATCCAATCTTCGAGGCCTTCCAGGCGGGCTACGTCGCCAAAGCACTGGTGTTGGATCAGGAAAAAAACGTCTCCGCGCCCTTGCTGACTGGCACTTCAGCGGGGGCGATCGATACTGCGAGGCTTGCGAAGCCCTCGAGGCTTACGAAGCCCGCGGGGCCTGCAAAGTCCCGTGCCCGGAGTGCCCAGCCAAAATAAACCGTCCCCAAACCTTCGAGGGCGTGCAGGTCTGGGACCTGGTTGGACGCCTCGGCGGCCAGCTGCGGGCGACGCAGCAGACAATCCTCGGGTGGGACATGGGGGCGGCCCTCGCCATGGCGCGCGCACTTGGCATTAACGGCCTCGTGGCGATGGAACTGCTGCCTGAGATTGAGGCGGTGATGGTCAAAAGAGTAAACGAACGGATTGGAGAGCAGGATGTCCGATAAACGCGTCTTCGTGCGTCTCGCTGCCGTTGGCGGACGACAGGTCAAGGCGGAGCTGACCGGCATTGGCGATGCCGGTGCGCGTGGGCTCGGTCGGCTTTCGCGCGAGGTCGATGTGGCCAACGCGCGGCTTGCTGCCTTCACCCGCCGCGCCACGATTGCAGCGGCGGCCGCAGGTGCAGCTGTGGTGGCAGCCGGTGCTGCGATGATCCGCTCGGGACTGCAAACCATCGACCAAACTGCCAAGCTGGCGCAATCGCTCGACACAACCGTGGAGAGCTTGCAGGTGCTGGAGCGTGCCGCTGACCTCTCGGGCGTCTCCATGGGCAATGTCGAGCAGGCCACGGTGCAGCTGACACGACGGCTCAGCCAGGCTGCCGCCGGTGCAGGTCCAGCCGTCGATGCGCTTGACCGCCTTGGGCTCTCGGTCAGCGAGCTGCAAAACCTGCCGCTCGATCAGCGCATCGCTTTGATTCAGGACCGGCTGACGGAGTTCGTGCCCGAGGCAGAGCGTGCTGCTGTCGCCTCGCAGCTCTTTGGCGATCGCGCGGCCCTGGTGTTCACGCGCATTGATACCGCGACGCTGCGCCAGGCCACCGCCGATGTGAATGATTTCGGCATTGCCGTCTCCGAGCAGGACGCGGATCAGATTGAGCGGACCAACGACGCGATCTCGCGCCTCGGCCTGATCTGGCGCGGCGTCTCGAACCAGCTGGCGGTCGCTGCGGCGCCCGCGCTTGAGGCGGTGGCAGATGCGCTGGCGGCCATGGCGCGCACGACCGGTCCTCTTGGAAGTGCCATTCAGGGTCTGTTTGAGAACATTGGCCGACTGACCACATTTGCGGTGACCTTCGCAGGCGTGATGGCGGGCCGGTGGGTGGCGGGGCTCGTGGCCGCGACCTTCTCGGTCAGTGGGCTGGTGACGGGTCTGGTCTTTCTGCGCGCGGCGCTGATCCGCACCGGCATCGGTGCGCTAATCGTGGGCGCAGGCGAGCTGGTCTATCAGTTCACGCGGCTGGTTTCTGGCGCGGGCGGGTTTGGCAACGCGCTGGACCTGCTCAAGGACGTGGCGGTTGAGGTCTGTGACCGAATATCGCTCAGCGCGGATGCAGCTTGGGCGCGCGTGGAAGCCGGATGGGCCACGGCGCAGGCTGGTATTTATGACGGTCTGCAAGATGCAACAGCGGCGGTGGTCGGCTGGGCAAACAGCACCGTCAACACCTTCGAGGGCACGTTTTTGGCGGTGCAGGCCATCTGGGGCGCGCTGCCGGATGTGTTCGAGCGCGTTGGTGCGCTTGCAATCAATGGCCTTGTCGAAGTGATGGAGACCGGCATTGCGGGCATTACCGAGGCGGTCAACGCCGTTTTGACCTTGGGCGGTCGGCGTCCCGACTGGGCAATCGCAGCGCCTGATCTCTCGGAATGGAAGTCTGCGGTCCCGGAAGCCGTCAATCTGGGAGAGCGTGCGCGGGAGGCTTACGACAGCGCCTTCTCGGACAATCCATTCCAGGTGCCTGAACTCTTTGGCGGCATGGCAGATGATGCGCGCGGTCGGGCAGCAGGCTATGCCGAGGCGGCAGGCATGCTGTCAGATGCAGCTTCGCGCCCCATGACCGCTTGGCAGGCGCTGAAGGATGCCATTTCTGGTGCGGGCGATGAAGGCACAGCGGCGCTCGAAAGTGCCGCCAATTCAGCGGACCGGCTCAACGATGCGCTGGAGGAGACCGAAGGACAGGCTGGGCGCGCAGGTGGTGCGGCAAAGCAGGCGGGTGCCGACGCAGCTGAGGGTGCCGAGGCAGCAGCCACTGGCTGGCAGGCGGTTGTAAACGCGGTCAGCGAGTACGCGGACAAAGCCCGTGATGTGGGCGCAGATATCGGCAATGTGCTCGTGAGCGCGTTTCAAAGTGCGGAAGACGCGATCGGCAACTTCGTAAAGACCGGCAAGCTGGATTTCAAAGGCTTGGTCACATCGATGATCGCGGACCTTGCCAAGCTCGGAGCGCGCAAGTTCATCCTCGGCCCCATCGCCAATGCGCTCTCCGGCGCGCTTGGCAATCTCGGCGGGATGTTTGCAGGCGTGTTCCATCAGGGCGGTATCGTTGGCGGGCCTGCGCCATCGAGGATGGTCCCGGCCATGGCCTTTGCCAATGCGCCGCGGATGCATAACGGCGGCTGGGCCGGGCTCAAATCCGACGAGGTCCCGGCGATCCTGCAGCGCGGTGAGCGCGTGCTCAACCGCCGGGAAGCCCAAAGCTACAGCGGCGCGGGTGGACCGCGCGAAAGCGCCCCCGTCGTCAATATATCGATACAGACCCGCGACGCCAAGCTTCCGCCAATCGCGCACGCAGGTCGCAGCCGATATCTCGCGCGCGGTCTCCATGGGCCGGAGGGGCATGTAATGGCGTTTCACGAGGTGCAGTTCCCCGACAACATCAGCCGCGGCGCGCGCGGTGGGCCACAGCGGCGCACGCAGATTGTTGAGCTCGCGTCGGGCCGCGAGGAGCGCAACGCCAGCTGGTCGGCATCGCGGCGGCGGTTCGATGTCTCCTACGGCATCCGCCGCGTGGATGATCTGCACGCGGTGGTCGCCTTCTTTGAAGCGCGGCTGGGGCGGCTCTACGGGTTTCGGTTCAAGGACTGGGCCGACTACAAATCCTGCGCCCCCTCGCGCCCCGTCTCCGAGATGGACCAGGTGATCGGCACCGGGGATGGCGAGACAACAGAGTTCGCGCTGAGCAAAGCCTATGGCACCGCGCCCCACTTCTATCAGCGCCGCATCGAGAAGCCCGTCGCGGGGTCGGTGCGTGTCGCTTTGGGTGGTGCCGAGCAGTTCAATGGCTGGGCCGTCAATCCCACCACCGGGATCGTCACTTTTGAGGTGGCCCCGGAGCCGGGCGTGACCCTCACCGGCGGGTTCGCCTTCGACGTTCCCGTCCGCTTCGACAGCGATCTGATGGACGTCACCCTCGACATCGAGCGCCTCGGCTCGATCACCTCAATCCCGCTTGTGGAACTCCGCCTCAGCTAAGGACCTCGCCCATGCAAACCTATACTGCCCTTGAACATCGCCCTGGCGATACGCCCCAGCTGTACGACATCGACGGCGGGCTTGTTGCGCAGAACGCAGACGGGAAAGTCGTCCGCCTCAATTCCAGCCAGCAGGTCACAGCCGTCGCGCCAGTGCCGATCGAGGCCGAGGAGCGATACGCGTTCCGCGCGGTGTTTCGACGTGCCACAAACAGCCCTGATCCGTCCGACGACGCTATTGCCTGCGGCATCGACTGGCTGGCGGCCAACAAGACCGCACTGTCCAGCACGACCATCGAGACCATCCTCAACTTCACCGTCGCGGAGGGGCGCCGCGAGGTCCGCACCTCGGTCGTGGCAGAAGCCGATGGACCCTCCAGCGTCGTGGCTCCAATCGGCGCACGCTACGCAGTCCCATGGGTGCGCACGTTCGGGATCAACCACGCCACAGACGTCGAGGTCTGCAGCCTCGAGCGGCTGCCCTTTGTCTCGCTGCCCGTCGCGCGCACCTTCTATGTCACCATGGACGGCAAGGACCTCAACGAGGGCTCCTCGCTGACCGCACCCCTGGCCTCCATTGCCGAAGGCCTCGCGCGCGCCGCAGCCCTCGCGTTGCCCGCCATCGTGATTGTGCAGCCCGGCGAATACATCGTGCCGCCAGATACTGTGATCCCCGCCAATTGCGCCCTCTACGGCTATGATCTGCGCGTCACCAAGCTGAGCCTGCCGCCCGGCCAGGAGGTGAACAACATGTTCCAGATGTCCAACGGCATCAAAGCCCGCGGCTTCACCTTCTCAAACCTGCGCCATGAGCCCTACACCCTGGCGGGCGGACCACCGCAAAAGGGCTGGGCCTTCGTTTTCAAGCCCGGCGAGCTCCTCACGCGATCGCCCTATATCGCCGATTGCTCGCAGCTGCACAGCTTTACCCAAGACCAGATGTCCCTGCCGGTCGACAAAGCCGCAGGCAATCCGCTGATGCCGCGTGGCGGGGGCAACCTGCTGGCCGACGGATCGGTGTTGGCCCCATCCTCACCGCTGCGCTCGGTCGTGGTCGACAGCTTTACCGCCATCAATCCCAATGGCGTGGGCTACGCCGTGACCCGCAACGCCTTTGTCCAGCTGGTCTCGGTCTTTACCAACTGGGCCCGCGTCGGCCTTTGGGCCCATGACGGCGGCCAGATCACCGTCGCCAACTCCAACAACACTTTTGGGGACTATGCCCTCGCGGCGACGGGGTTTCGCAACACGGTCCAGATCGAAGGGCTGTCAGGCACCGGTGTGCTGGACACGCACACCACTGCCGCCAACACCCTCACCGTTCAGACCGATGCCATCATCACCGCCCTGATGGGCACCCGCTATCCAACGCTGGCTGGCTTCAACGGCCTCTCGGACCGCGACAAGGCCTTCACCGAGCGCGACACCCGCACCCTGCTGCGCAGCCTCATCAATGATTTGCGCTCAGGGCAG